ACACCAATGTCTTGTTCTGTAACATTATCCACACCAGAGATGGGGGATAAATATGTTCTATTTACATTTATTTTTCTAGGTGGATTTAAATTGTCAGTAAAAAACAATAGTCCGTCTATAAGATTTATTCCATTTATTAAATACTTACTGTCAAAATTTAATACTGAAGTAGATATTACATGGTAAAAAACTGAACCTAATCTAGCATTAAAAGAAACTATTAAATCAACTTTTCCTGTTACGGCTGAAATAAGATTAGTAGGATCATTAATAAACCAATATATAGTTTCGTTACCGCCATCTTCAAAAGCTCCAATACATCTAGCATTACTACTTAATGCTTGACCACCAAACTTAAGCTGCACTAGTAGCTCATTTCCTTTTGAGTTTTCTACAGCTCCAATCTCAGTTCCTTCAGTAGAACCTAATCGTATATTTAAAGCATCAACATATTCACCTTGAGGAACTAATCGTTCATCAACGCCTTTATTCATTCGTCCTTTTATGAAATTCTTTTGAATCTTAGCCATACTATTTTATCCACTTATTTTGACCTCTTAGATTCATTAATAATCTTCCTGGGTGTATATTGCTCAATCTTAATTTTGCGTTCCTTAGGAGTGCTGATTTCTCTTTTCTAGACCTGTTTATGATGTATTCTTGAATACCGTATTTACTTGAGAGTATTACATACTTCATGTAAGAGTATATAAACTCTTCAAATAATTTATTTACACTTATCTCAGAGTCATCTCCATTCTCCATTCCATCAGATACATATTCAAGAACTATTAACTCACCTGAAACATCAGAACTAAAATTAATTACACCTCCTTTTTTATTTATTTTAAATGTAGGATTAGCATTTGCTGTTTCTGTATTCAATCCATATCTTGCTCCAACAGGATATTCAAAGTACCATATGCCATTATAAAAATAACCTTCCTGTCCATTATAGGCGCTTTGTTGGTTTAAGTATATACTTTTTTTACTTCCTGTTATTCTGTCAATATCTAAAGTAGAATTTTCAGGCTTTAAAATATTTCCATCTTGGTCAAATAAAATTCTACAATTATTATCTTGTAGATATGCATTACTCCAATTAGTTTGAATATTTTCAGTTAATGGAAATAATGTTCCATTTTTATACATTGATATTCTAACCCAATTTACATAGTCAGGAGGTAAAACAAACCTTAATGTGTCACAAACTTGTAATTCTAAAATTTTAATTTCTTTTAAAGAATCATAATTTAACTCTTGTACAGCTCTTTTAGCATGAAATAAAATATTATACCTTTCAACATTATTAATTAGTTTGTCGTTTCCAACATACATAACTATAAAATTATTTACTATATCATTTAAAGATACATATTGGTAAGACCCCCAATTTTCATCTTCAGGATTTAGTCCTCCATTTTCGTAGTATTGATAATCTGTTATATATGCCATTTTTTATGATTGTTGTTTATCATCTAGTTGATCCTGTACTTGACCAAACTGAGTTAATGTTACTTCTCTTATAGACATACCTGCGTATTGTAATATTTTATTTATAATATTAACTTGATCTGATAAAGGTAATTCAAAGTCTTGATAATCAGCTGCTGACTCATCAAACAGAGGCTCCCCTGCTGCTAATGTAGCATATGTCCAATTAGGATCTTTAGGGTATCTAATATATTGAGAAACAACTGTACCTGCATTAACAATAGATTCAGGATAAACAGTAATAGTATTACCCGTGTTTATATTATTAGCTCCACCTAATACATACGCAGGAAATAAAAGACCTGGTGATGTGAGTGGTGTGGAATTTAAATAAAATATTTTATTCTGAGAAACTCTTTCTACTTCTGTAATACCTTTTGTGTTTAATATAGTATAAGAAGTATCTCCAAAACTTCCAGTTAGAAAATCATTACTTGATATTGTTAACTGAGTATTGCTATCTACACTAACGACAAATGCACTTGCTCCTGAATATAATCCTCCTGCGCTTGTGTTTGTTATTAACATACCTGGTTTTACAGGAATTGAACCACCTACTAATCCTAGAAAATTTGCAGCCGAATCAATTAAAGTTGTTCCAATTGAACCAAAAGTAATAGTTCCTGTAGTAGTAATATTTGGATAGTAGTTTACTTTATCTATCAAATAGTAATCATCAGGCAAATCAAATAAATTGATTCCTGTGTTTATTAATCCTTTAGTAGATGAAAAGCTATCTATAACTTCAACTAATGATTTTACAATATTAGCATAATTACTTCCAGACACTCTTGCATTTTGCTTTACAATCCAACTATTGTACTGATAAAAGTAATCTTCAAATATATCTAATTGAGCTTGCTTTGCATACAAATTAAAATCATTTGGAGTTATATACCCGTAATTGTTCTTATTAGCAATTGAAAGAACAGTAGCTCTTACTGTGTTTATTATCGAGGCCATTTATAAAATCGTTTTCACAAAGATACAAAAAAAGAGGCTTCATATTTTGAAGCCTCTTTATATATAATTATTGTAAGATATTATTTCATTTTAGATTCTAATATCTTTAAAACTTCTAACCCTTCATCACTCTGTAAAAATGACGCCACTATAAATAATGGATCTTCTCCATAAGGAACAGTTAGTAATTTATTTTTATTACCTTTTAAATTGTAATAAACATCTTTTTTGTTTTTAAGTGTTAAAAGACTTTCACTAAAATAATTAGCACATTTGTTTTGAAGCTTTAATAAAGGATCATTCATAGCCTCCATAAAGTCATTAGGGTATCTTTTTGCAAACATCCTAACATCTCTTTTTAATTCTGAAGAGGTTAAATTTTCAATCCTTAAACCTATTACAACTCTAGCAATAGTTTCAAGCATTTCAATACTTAGTTCTTTTGCTATTAATTGAGACTCTAGTGCCAAATCTAAAGACTCTACATCTACACTTGCATCTTTTTCTTTATCAACTTCTTCAAACATATTTCCGTTTGATGGATGATAAGATAAGAATTTTTGTAATATCTGATTTTGTTTTGGAACAAACAACATACCATCTTCAAAGACGATAGGCTCTAAAATAACATTTTTATCTTGCTCATCTTCAAAAACACTTTTTGTATTTTTTGCATAACGCAATGCTTTATTTTCTCCAGTTTCTTCATCAAACCATAATAATGATTTTCTTTTTGAATTTCTTGAAGGAATAGTATAGCTTAAAGGTGCTTTGTCTTGTGTTAATTTGTAGATTTTATCTACAAATACTTGTTTCTTTTTTACTGCCATTTTTATTGAATTTAAATTTAATTTATAATAAAAAAAAGGGAGCTACTTAATTTCACTCCCTTTTAATAATTTACTTCTAGTTTGTGAAAATAAAGAAGTTATTAGCACCTAAAGTACATAAAGCTCTTTCAGATAAGAAGTTTACTTCCATAGCATCTAAGCTAGAAGTAGCTGCTCCACCTGCAGAACCTGTAATCCAAGTCTTATAACGTCTGTCTTCAGTTTCTGAAGCTCTGTAACGAACATGTAAGAAAGGACGCTTTGCATTCTTTCCTAATACTTGGTCATATACAGTAGTTGAACCTGCTGGTACTAAAACACCATTAACAGCTCCACCTACGATATCTCCACGCATTGTTGGGTCGTTTAGGTATTTCCAGTCTGTTTTGTAGAAATCATAACCTCTACGGAATCCTGTAAATCCTAGATTTAAAGCCATCTCTTCGTCATTGTCAAAAAGACCATAAGATGTACCACCTGCTCCATAAGAGTTTTGTTGTGCTAACATATCATCTATATCAAATCCAAAGTCTCTGTTTAAGAAAATAACATTTTCTTCAATAGAACCTTGCTTATCTAGACGAGAAATAATTGCATCAAAATCTGCTAATGCATTAGGATTTCCACCTGCCCAAACATTACCTCTATTTTCAATAACATAGAACATACCTTCTGAACCTTTGTTACCTACTCCAGATGCAACTCCTTCTACAATTGCTGCTGCTCCACCACCTGCTTCTGCTGGTACGGCTTCAACCATTGATGTTTCAAGGTAGTCCTCAAAACGTAAACGAGTTTCATGTTCTGATTTCATGTACCATAAGAATCCAGTTGCACCGTTTTCTGTAGTTACTTCAATCCATCCAATTTGAGCCATATCAGAACCAGATACTGCGTAACGGTCTTTAATGATAATTGGAGAGTTTTCAAATATAGAATCATCAGCTTCAAGTTGACCTTGCATTCCGATAGAACCTTTTTGAAATTCTGAACCATAAATAAACAATGAACATACAACTGCTGCTGCCATTGTTTGTCCTGCTGCTTCATAATAAGCTACATCAATTGTTCCTGCTGCAGTATCTACTGCTGTTACAATTGCCTTGTTGCTATTAGTTGAGGCCGCAGTACTATCAGATAACATAATTGTTTGTCCAACACGAATAGCTATAGAACCAGAACCTGGTACTAAGGCATCTCCAATTGTCAACGTTGCTGTATCAACTCCTGCTGCTCCTGCTGAAGTTACATTTGTATACTTCGTGTGTAGTCTTCCTTGCTCTGCCCATTTAATAAGGTCTGAGTTAGAAGGCATTTCAGCGCCTACCATTCTTAAGAATGATGCTACTGTTCTGTTTCCATAACGTTCAAATTCTTTTTCGTAAGTATCTGGAAGATACTGATTCAAGAAATCAAAGTTAGTAATGTAATTTGTCTGTAATAAGACTTGTTCTGAGCTTGGCTGTAAGTCAAACCCTGGAACATTCTGTACTGATCCTGCCATTTTTTTTAATTTTTAAAATTGTTATTTATTTATTTTTACTTCTTATTCTTAAACCTTTTCCAGATGCGTCATTAATTTGTCTTGCTTTAAATCCTGTTTCACCTATTGCTTGTGGAGTACCTCTCATCTTCATATTGATGTTTTTACTTTGTTTAGAAATATCTCCTACACTATCGGCTTTACCTTGCTCATAAAAATACTTTGCAAAGCGGTCAGGATCCATTGCAGCACTAATTGCTTTATGCCAACCTTTTGCGTCTTTAATCAATCCGTCATCTCCTAGGTATTTACCTATGAAATTATTCAGATCCATTTGTTTCGCTTTCATTTCCTGTGCATCTCCATAAGAATAACCTATTTTTTTATCTCCTATTTCGAACTCAAAACCTTTGAATTCAGAGTTAAAAACTTCACTTGTTCTTTTTTCAAAATACTCATTCTTTTTAAGATTAGCTTCTTGAACTGTTTTAGATTCTTGAATATAACTTTGGTAAGCTTCAAGTTCCTTTTTGTTTTCTTCAGAAATAGCTTTCCCACTTGACTCAAGAGGAACGCTGTATTTTTCTTTAAAATCATTAAGATACTTTTTAGCTTTAGAAAGTTCTCTTTTTTTAGCTATATTTTTCTTTTTAACTTCTTTTTCATCATCTAAGTCTTCATCGTATGAAAACTTATCTTCAATTAGGTAATGAATATCATCATTATCTAAATCAGTTTCTGTTAAAGAATAATATTCTGCTAACACTTGGTCTTCGTTTAAATCATCGTAATCCCTATTGGCTTTTACAAAATCATTAAAACCCCGACCAGTTTCTTTTTTAAAATTTAAATATTTAGAAACATCCTCTGGTAGTTCTTCATTTATTTCTTTTTGAGAAAATAAATCATCTACTGAAGATATGTCTTTATTATATCTATTATTAATATATGAAAGAACGTCTTCATCCTTTATAGTTGGAGAAACTTCTTCTTTTTCTTCTTCTTTTACCTCTGACAAGTTTTCAGATTCCACCTGCCCAAACATTAATTCTTTTTCATGTTTGTCTAAAAGATTTTTTTCTACCTCTTGAACTGACTTTTGTTCTAAAGGGTTTACTTCAGATACTTTAATTTCCATTTGATTTAATTTTTTACAAAGTTATATATATAATTTAAATTTAATTTTAATAAAATCACCTAGGTTCAAATTCAGCTAAATCAAAACCATCTAAGCTATCTTCTGATGATTCAAAGCTGACTGGAGGTAAATTGTTTTTCCTTTGCTCTATTAATTTAGACTGTTCTGTATTTGCTTGAGATATTCTATTAGATTTAGCACTCTCTCTTTGAATTTCTCTGCTTTTTAATCCTTCAACTTCAACTCCTTTTAGTTTCATGTTGAGGTTAAATTCTAAATTCATTAACTCAGCTTTTATAGCAGCTTCACCTTTCATTTTTTGAACAGAAAATTCTGCTTTTGCTTTCTCTAGTTGTATGGCTGCTTGGCTTTCCATTTGGAATTGTTGCATTTTTGATTGAGCTGCCATCTGCTGTGATTGCTGATTTATTTGAGCTTGTTGTTGAGCTACTGCTGCTTTCTGTTGCTGTTCTAAATCTTGTTTAGCTTTACGTTTTAATTTTAAAACTTGATTAGCCAATTTAATATTTCTTATTTCTCTAATATCAATTGCATCTTCTAAGTTTATAGAATCTCTTTGAAGAGCCATTTGAATATTTTGCTCTAGTAATTTTCTTTCTTCTTCATCTGGAATTATTTCTATAAATATTCCAAAATCACTTAAATATAAATCCTTAATCTCTTCTATTAGACCTACATTAAACTTACCTATTTGATTTACAAACTCTTCTTTAAATTGAGAATATTGAAGCATATCTGCAATTCTACTAGATAATGCTGTACACAATCTTTGTGACATTTGTAAACTTGCATCTAATATATGTCTTGTTGCAGTGTTACTACTTAAAGCAGCTAGTTTTTGTAATCCAACTAAAGCATAAGAATCTGGAGTAGACCCATCTCTTGCTTCGTTTAATCCAGTTACGTCTCTAAGCATTGACATATAATGATTATAACTACCTATAAGACTTTGAATTTTTGCTTGACCTGAATTACTATTAAGTTGTTGAATAGGGATTTTTGCTTGGTTGTAATCTCCATCTTGAGTATAACTTCTACCAATAACAGAACCTGTTTGGAAAAACATCCTTAATGCATCTTCAGGATTATAAGCCTGACCTGTTCCAAGATCTACTTCACTCAATCCATCAGCATCAATGTATACACCATCTGGAACAACTCTAGATATTACTTGTTGTAATTTTAAGTGTGTAATCTGAATTAAATCAGCAAATGTAATCATACGTCTTACCAAAGATTCTAAAGCTCCTTTATACATTCTTGGTGCAGAAGCTATAAATTCTGGATATACTTCTTGAGATGCGGATTGTGGTCTTGCCATGTTTTCTGACATTTCCCATTTAAGTAAAATACTAGTACCCATAACCATTACTCCCTCATACCAAACATCAATGGTTTTAGAAATTTTTTCAAAGTTTCCTTCCTCCATCATTTCTTCTGTAGGATTAAAAGTATCATCTTTTTCAATTACTCTTTCTGCTCCTGCTGCATTTACTTTCTTTTTGTAGGTAAATGTTTTAGTTGTTTTATAATTAAAAAACATAACAGTTGCACTGTCTTTGCTAAATAAACTATTATTATAATACTGAGCTGTATTGTTGTAGTCATACCAACTTTGGCTGTATTTAGATATCTCTTCCATATCAACCCTAGTTAAGCTAGGATCAATTTTTATTAATTCAATAATTGGAAGGGTTTTAATTTCACCCCAATAAAAACAATCTTGAAAATTAGGATCTTCAGTATAGCTATACACTACACTAGCAGGGTCAGCATACTCTACTTTTATTCCGGCTCCGGGTTGAAAAGTATTTTTACATACTTGTATTCCTAAAACAGTTTGATCGTAGTATAATCTTTTCTGAGTTTCGTTATATCTGTTTTCAGCCAATACAGTATTAACAGCTTCTTCTTCAGCTATTTCTATAGATGGCTTATATTTCATTTGCATGTGAAGCGCTAACTCTTCTGAAGTACTTGGAATTTCATCAGGAGGCATGTTAGATGGGTTTACACCAAATTGTTTTTCAATTTGATTTACCATGTCCTTAGCAAGCATATCTTTTTCTAAACTAACTTGATACTTGCTTCTTTTATCTAAAGACATTCCATCTTGAGCATAAGCATTTACAGTAAAAATCCTGTCGGCCATACCGTTAACTACAATGTCCACAAACTTTGGAATAATAGGTACTGGAGTCCAGTCTAAATTAAGGTAACTTAAATCTCCATCTACAGCTAATTCGTTCTTGTATTTTTGTATAGATTGCTCTCCTCTAGCATAAAGTCTTAATCTATGAAAATCAGCCCATTGATTATAAAATCTACTTTGTCCACCATCTTTTCTAAACCATTCATATTGAATAGCCTGTCCTATTTGTAATCCAAAATTAAGTGATGCTTTTTCTGCATCAGAAACAAATTGACTTGGAAATCCTGTAGAGTTAATATTTATTTTTACGTCCTTCATTTATCTTAAAATTTGGCTATAACTTCCTTTATTATCATACTTAGCAAAGTTAAGTTTTATTTTTGATTTTGTTTTTAAAGGTTGGTATAGTGTTTTTTGACAAGCCATTATAGCTAATCCAGAACTAATTGAAGCATCAAATTTTGTTCTATTATTAATATTAAATCTAGCCCAATCTTCTAAAGTCCTAGTAAAATACATAGAACCTATTACATCACGATCTCTATAACTTTCTTCTAAATCAAATCCCACATGTTTTTCTATATAAGATTCTATTGCTGCTGCATGTGCTTGTTTTATATCTTCAGAACTATTAGGCATACCCCCTAATTCTTTTTCTGTTATAGAAAGTTTATTATATGGTTTGTCAGGTCTATTGATACTATATTTCCTATAACCCCTATTCTTAAAATGATATAACAATCTAGGTTTGTTATTTTCTATAAGTATAGGCATTCCATAAAAAACACAAGCCATTAACACATCTTCAAAAAACATTTCTGCCGTTTGAGGCCTAGCCACATATTCTAAAAAAAACTCATTAACAGGAGCTTCATCCATGTGAAACTTTGTTAGTCCATGCAATGCTCCATTAGATGCTCCACCTCCTACAGTACCTGATATATCATAACTATCACAACCAAACGCACCAATGTGTTCATTCCCTGGTAATTTTAAGCCGTTTCTTGTATTGTAATTATTTTGTAGTTGTTTATTTGGAGTCCATGATATTAAAAATCTACCCTTTTGATTAGGACTAAATATAACTTGAGTATCTTTTATCCCATCTTTCCAAGAAAAAGAACCTCTTGTTAGAAATCTATCTTTTATTAAGGAATCATTGTAATCTATTTGTTGATATATTTTAGTTAAATTAAATAAAGACTGCTTGCTTTCATCTCTAAAAGCATGTGATTCTGTTCTAGGAAATTGCCTATAAAATTCATTTAATGCATCAGGGTCATTCTTTAAGCTATCTACTTCAGCCTCCCAATAATCAACAGCGCCTTGTTTTATGTATTCTCCATCTATACCCATTATTGGATTTTTTGGAGTTTTAAATATAGGCATTCCATATCTATCTATAAAACCTTCCATGTTATATTCCATTGGAATAAACAAACTATACAAACCACTCTTAGTTTGTCCATTACGGTTTCTGTTATTAACTTTAGAATCAAAATATAATTTCTTACCATTATCTCCACCTTTTTCTAATGCATTAGCAGTAGAACCCATCATACATTTTCCAATAACTTTACTACCTAAACGCAAACACGTTTTTGTAACCCTCCAATTGTTTAGTATGTTATTAGGTTTTTCCCATTTTTTTGATTCATCATGAATAAGTAGTTTTAATTTTTCTCCATCATAGCTGTTGTCTCCTGTGTTTCTCCAGTCAATAGAAGTATCTAAGCCTTCTACAGTATTTTCATCCTCCTGATACATGTTCTTTTTTGTAATCTTAGATGCAGGAACTCTAAACGCTAGTTCTGTCTTAGGCTTATCCATACCATCTTGCACAGGTTTAAAAAAGAAAGGGTAATTATTTACAATTGGAACAACTTTATCTGTAAACATTTTTTTAGCATCAGATCCTGTCTTAGACAAAATACCTATCCTAGCATCTTTACTTATTGTCCCTATGTTACTAGCTTCTTCACTAGCCATATAAGAAAATCCTGAACGTCTTATTTTTAAATAATCTTGCCCAAAACTTCTTTTGTCAGCCTTACAAGCTTCCCAATGGTAATAAAAAACTTTATTTGCATCTCTATAATCTGGAAGACCAATATCTATCTTTGTCCATTGAATATACATATAGTGAGAACCCGTAATATAAGTAGGAACACCATTATTCATGAACCAAAAACCTTCTTCTCTTCTATCAAATTCTTGTTCAATATAATCTACCCACTCGTCCTTAAATGATGAAGGAGCTGCATGCCATTGGAATATAGATTTTATTTTTTGTAAGTTTTTCGGATACTCAAAAGACTCCCAATATTGTTCAGATTTCTTTTTACTTCTTGAATGTATTTTTTTAGGTGGCTTTGGAAGTGCTATTCTTATTCCGCTTATTTCTATAATGTCTTGAATTTCTCCAGTTTTTGAAATAACTACAAAGTCGTATTTTTCATTATAACCATAATCCCAAGCTTTAGCCTTGTTTTTATTAACTATAACAGTTTTAGGTAAGAAATTAGTTAATTCCTTTATTAAACTATTTTGATCTTCGTTCTGCAAATCCCTGTGTTGGTTGTTTTTGGTTTGTAGTGTTTCCTTCTATCATATTTTTTTCTGCTTCTATTCTTGTAAGTATTTCAAAAGCATCAAATATGGCTAATTTTTTTGTAGCAGCAGCATTTTTTAATTTGTCTGCAGCAAGTTCATCATCTTCTCCATATTTTATTATATGTTCTTCTGCAACTTTAATTAATTGATTAACAGCTTTTTCACCAGCTTTTATAATCCTTAATTTTATTTCATCTACATCCATATTATAAAGATAAAGTTATTTGATGGTCAAACATTCTGTATAATTTTTCTCCATCTACCACAAACTCATATTCACTTTCTGGTTTAAAAGAAATCTTGTCGCCTTTATTAATTCCCTTACTGATTAAGTATTTATTAGAATACTTTACTAAACCCATTAAGGGTTCTTCTTCTTCATGACTTTTTAAATAATAACTTTTTTTAGGTATTGGTTTTATCATACAATATTTAGAATGTGCATTCCAAACATCATTATGTTTATACATAAAAAACTGATCGTTATCTATAAAAAATAAATCATCTTTAAAAAAACTTTTTCCACTTTTTTCTTTTCCTTTCATATCATTATAATATTTAAAAACATTATGATGAACTAAAAGCATGTCTCCTATTTCTATAGGACCAGAGTAGTTTATTGGAGTTTCTACCACTACTGCATATCGGTTAGATGCGATATGGTCTTCCTTTGATGTACTGGTAATAAAATCTATATTACCTATTTTTTTAGTGTTATCGTATCTCCTATTGTCTTTAGGTTTTACTATAAAATAAAAAGGTGATTTCATTCAAAATATATATTATATTCAATTGAAACAGGAATAGAAGAATTAAATTCTTTCCAAAGAAATATTTCTCCCTTTTTGTTTTCAATAAAAATAGTTAGTGATTGCTTTGATTCATTTTTTTTAATTAAATGAATTACATGTGTACCACCAAATATTTCTTGATTTAGAATATAATGCATGGCTCCTGATTTATAATCAGCGCCTATTGATATTTTTCTTATTTGTTCCATTTAATTTAATTTACAACAAATATAAGCAAAAAAAAATACCCCCGAATAAACAGAGGTACTTTGTAATGTTAGACTGCTATTTATTAGTAAAGAATTACGCTTGTCATAGCCCCGTTTATACCAAGTAATTGGTCATCTGCTTCAACTCCTGCTGGGGTGTATGTTCTAAAAAGGAACTCTTTATAGTTTACTCCTGCTATTGACCCAAGAGTAAAAGTATACACTCTAGCCACGTTATCTCCAAACATTACAGCTAATTTAGTTGCGTCTGTTGGAACTGTACTTTGAGTCCAATTTACTGCAAGCCTATAAGTTCCCACTGCATTTCTAGAAAATGTTATATCCCTAAATGCGGTAGGAGTGGTTACTCGGTCTCCTACAAATAATGTAGATGTTTGTGAGGTTGCAATCACTGGAACAGAAGTACCGTTCTGAATTATCTGACCTACCCATTCTGAAGGCCCAGTTGTTGGTGTGATATCACTTAGTAGCGCTATAGTTCCATTGTTATCAGGAAACAGAAAATTTCTTGATGTTGTTATCTGACTAACATCCAGGGAAGCACTTAATACGTTTCCATTAAAAACATTTATTCCTGCCGAGCCCCTAAAATCAAAAACATCTGAAACTTCTAATGTTAATCCATCTCCACTTACAACATCAACACCACTTTCACCTGTAATTTCTAATTGGTCAGCAACCCCTGGGTTTTTTACTTTTATTGTATTACCTGGAATTTCAATAAGTATTTTATCAACCTGTAATTCTGGCGTAATAACCTCTGAGCTAAATGTAGCAGGATTCCCAACAGTTAATGTGTTTTGAATATCTACATTTCCAAATGTTGCATTTCCAGTAACACCTAAAGTACCTGAAGCTGTTACAGAACCTAATGTTGTAACACCATCCACATTTAAATCTTGATCTACATTTAAATTAGCTTGAATTAAAGCTCCACCATCTATATCAAGCGATGTTCCTTTAATTTCTCCATTAACTTCTAGTGCTGATGTTGGATTATTAACATTTATTCCTACATTCCCGTCAACTGTGATGTTTTGATCTACCTGAAGATTTCCCTGAATTAAAGCATTTGATTGTATATCAAGTAATGTCCCTACAATTTCTCCACTAACTTCTAGTGCTGATGTTGGGGCAAGTACATTTATACCTACTGCTGTTGCGGTTGATGTTATAATACTGTTAGTTAGTGTAGTGGAAGCTCCTACTCCACTCCATTTTGCAACCTGATTGCCTGTACCGTTTCCTGCTATTGATGTAGTATTATCTACTTTTTGCCAAAACGCTGCACCACCACCTGCTGGTACTATGTATATAGCCCAATCACCTACGGCCCAACTTGTAATTCCACTTAAGTTTGTATTACCAGCTACTTCTACTATCCAAAAATCTCCGTTACTAGGAGTAGCGGTAGAAAGGTCAGGAATGTCTGTTGTCGCATTCCATAGTTCTTGAAATTGTAATCCTGTTACTATATCACCCAATAAGTCTTGAACGAATGCTGTAGTAGCAAGTAAATTGTTGTCTGTTGTACTTGGCTGTGTTATTCCTGTGGTAGTTGTGTCTACCGTACCCACTAGGTTTCCTGTTAATGTAGTAGCCGCAACAGTTCCTGTAACTGTAGCACTTGATGCTGTAACAGAACCTGCTGTAACAGTTCCTGCTGAAAGTGCATCATCAATAGTCGCGTTTCCTTCAACCAAAATTGAACCAGTCTCAATAGATGTTGATTTTATCTGACCATCAACAGTTAAAGCGTCACCACTTGTACTTGAAGTACCAATACCTACATTACCTGCCTGGTAGTTTATTCCGTTTGTGTCTGGATTCCATGGCGTTGCACTTGGCAAATCTGATGTTAGTGCTATTGTACCCGAAGCATTTGGAATAGCTATTGACCTAGTAGCAGTTGGGTTAAATGTTATTTCTGTTCTATTGCCTGCAAGTTTATTAAGACTTAATATATCTGAATTTACAGTTACTTTTTTATTAGCAACATCAACCTCTAATTTAGTTTTGTTAAGCGATCCGTCATAGTCTCCAACCTTAACAACAAGGTCTGCATCTCTCGTACCTTCAGACTTTATTCCCTGTGTGGTTATAGTTTTGTTTGTAGTGTTACCCGATGTGGTTACCTCTTGAAGTGTTGGTGCTGGAACATCGTTTATAAAGGTCTGTAGTCCTTCAACGGTAACGTTTTTAGTTGCGTTAGAAGGACTTCCATCTGCGTCACTAATAATTATTTTATCTGCCCCTTTTGGACTAACTACTGAGTATGTACTAATTTTTGCCATGGCTATTTTTTTATTATAACAAAGATACTATTTTTTATCTTTAAAGGTTTTCATTACTTTTTCGATGCCACGGCTCCCAAAGTAAAATATAGTCATAGTACCAAAGAGTGACTGTATCACAGGAACGTATGCCTTATCTATTGTAAATTCACCTAAATTTCCATCAAAGAATACACAGGCTAAAAACATTACAAACATGCACCCTGTCATTACAGGCCTTATAAGTCTTGTAACGGCATGCTCGTTATCCATAGCAAGCCTCTTTGTTACCTCAACCATTTCAATCATGTCGTTCTCCATTTCCTGAAGAAGAATACTTTTGTCTGGCTCACTAAGATTCTTGTCACCTCGTATAGCCGTCCCTAATAAGTTTAATTGCTTTATCCCTGTTATGTTACCAGCAAGGTCTAAAAGTTCAGGAGAAACGCTCTTACCCTGCTTCACTAGCCAACGAAGTGCGTTGCCTACGTTAGTACCCTTTCCATTATTTTTTCTTTTCTTGTCTTCCATGCTAGTATGTCCATATTACTTCCTGAGACTTATCAAAGTCGATGTCTACATGAATAAATGTATTACCAACTCCAATCCTTTGAAATCCTGTTTCCTGTAGTAAAAACACCAAGTGATATCTGTCTGATGAGTTATCGCACTTTATATCAACCGCAAGTCCATACATATGGCTTGACCCCTTTGATGTTTCAGTTTTAGGTTTCCCTCCAACTTTTGAATTATGTTTTTCCGTTCTATATCCACTGTTAATTACAATAGGATTACCAAACTTACCCCTGACATCGTCTAGCATCTCAATAATAGTTTCACTCATTAGGCTTCCGCTTCCTGGCTTGTCTGGAGAGTCAAATTCTGATGTTGTAAAGTATCTCATTTATTTTTTTTATAGTTGACGTATATTCTTTGTGCGGTGTATACTATTGATCCTATTAGTAATATTAACTTTAAGACCGCTTCTATTTTACTGAAAGATACAGCAAATGTAATGCTGTTAAGCAGGTATATTTTCAAGTCTGATATGGTCATTTTATTAAACATTCTTTGGTTTGTAATTCATTTGAACATCAATCATCCAAGAATTATTTTGGTATATATATATATTGTTTGATTTCATGTATATGATTTTTTTATTCTTTTACTTTATTTTTACGTTTTCTGCGTTTTCTACGCTTTTTACGTTCTCGTCTTTTTTTTTAATTGGCGGTACTTCTGCTTCTTTAGGCCAACCATAGAAGCTATGCGCTGCTTTGTCCGCAGGAAACACCTCAAATGTTCCGAAATCCAAATCAGAACTTGACATTACATCGATGGCATAGCCGTCATAGTAAACCGCTGGAGTTAAAATATTACCATCTGCATCGTATGTGGCTGGTATCTCTACCACCTTACCGATATATACAACCGCTGCTGTATTTTTAGCAAAGACTATTTCTCCCTCTACTTCTAATATTACCCCTAAATTCAAAAGGTAGTCTTTCCCTTGTTGTTCTGTTGGAAAATTCGTTTTATATATTTGCATCATATCTATATAGTTGTTAGTTCTGCAAGTTCTGTGTCTGTTAAAGTCTCTTTCCAAACGGCTACGGCTTTTGTTTTGCCAAAGAAAGGGCTACTTCCACCTATAGAAAATGATAAATCATCTAAAACTATAGGTGCATTTAGACTTGTATCTGTTGCAACCTCAACACCATCAATCCAAAAAGCAAAGTCATTTAATTTATACTTAATTGCTACCTTATGAAAGTCTAAAATATTAGTTAATTCATAATTTACATCAACGTACTTTGTACCACCACTTGAAACTATTGCTCTAACCTTATTGGTTGCGCTATAATATAAAATAATAACTCTGTTATTTGTGCTTCCATCACTTAAACCTAAATATCTTACTGTACCATCATTTGCCAAGGCTGCTATCTCTGCATATAAAACACCCTCTGTAATATTTATAGATGCAGCACTACCTCCATTGGTACATAAATCTTGGTTTCGTGTTACTGATGTTCCATCTGTGGGTATGTAAGATGTTGCGTAGGATTGTTGCTCGACTTGTGTAGCGGTTGCGTAAACCCCATCCACTCCATTACCTAAAAAAGATGATGTGCTAGTTCCATCTGATGAGAAGCCAATAGAATAATCATCAATAACAGACCCGCTACTAATTGAATTAAAAGAAATTCTAAAAATTTCATTCCCCATATCTGCAGCTAATAAGTTTGATACAGAGCCACCTTGGTAACTAAAATCTTTATTTGTAAAGTCAAAAATTACACTTCTAGAAGAAGACAAAGCATCTTGAGCAGATAAAACAACATATCTCTCGCCTCCGAATTTAATATATACAGACCTATTATAAACAAGCCCATCTTGAGGGGTTGTAGCAGGTCTTTTTAAAATACCTTTAAGGTTATTATCGGGCACTATCTTAAGTGCGTTTATTCCTAGTATCTTTGTATTATCATTTGTTATACTTGAATTGAATTTTGTCCAACTACTATTAGTAAAATCCTCGCTATAAGTTATTATATTTGTTGACTGAGGTTCCCACAACCAGTTTCCACAGCCACTATCTGGCACTACTTCTTGTCCCAGAACTTCTCGTACAGATATATTGTCTATTTCTAAGATACCACCGTCAACACCCCCTGCTTGAAAACTAATTCCGTTTGCAATAAAGTTTTTATAAATTGTATGCGTGCCTATTGTTGCAGGAACACTCTCGTTGTTTCCTCCTGCATATTCTCTAATTGCCAATGTAGAAGCACTACTATTTACGACTGTATAAGTAACCTTGCAATTTCCAATGATAGAAGCATTATTTTGTCTCGCCCTTGAATATGTCCCATCTGATATACCAAATTTTAAAAATCCGTTTTCTATTATAGGGGTGTCTGAGCCACCTAAATTCCAATCGCTATTTGTAGCGAAGTCTCCATTTAAAACCAACTCACTACCTAAAGCATCTTGAAAACTGAAACCCTCGTAATTTATTCTAGGTAGGTTAGTATCATCTGTAATTTCTATAACTGAGATATTGGTTATTGAACCTACTAAGTTACCAGTGCCCGAATTATTAATGTATAAGTTTAATGAGTTTGTTGTTGTTCCTGTAAAAGTGTGTGTTCCTACTTCTGTTATAACA